TAAAGTGATTACGGCTGCTGCTTCCTCTCAGAGTGTAAAGAAGTTTAAGAGAAAGGCTGACCAATCGGTTGGTCCTGTTCCTAACCCAAATACACCTCCTGCTCCTGATGGAAATACAACTAGTATGCAAGAGTTCTTCCAAACGAATTAGTAACCCATTAAATTTCACACAATGTTACCTAACATTAAATATCAGGTACAACAAACCATCTACGACCCAAAGTCGATGCAAGATGAGCAGAACTTGTACCATCAAAGAAACGGTTCTCCTAGCGAGTTAACCCGTAAATTAACTTACATCATCGGTGACTACACCAAGAAGTATCCATTGACCATGGCTACACTTGGAGCAGTAGGCTACGGTGCTGGTAAGAGTGCTGTTGAATTAGACGACGTGCAGTTCACCTACCCAGTAATGGCAGGCTTGAACAAGGTATGTCGTACGTCTCACACTACTTACTCTGGTGGAGATAAGCCTGGTGTTGGACACAGCCACTTCTTCTTGTGGTTCCCTGACAACTGGATTAAGCGTTTCTTCATTATCCAATCTGAGCGTGGAGTACAAGCATACGTGCTTGAAGATCCAATCGCAGACGGAAGCCGTGGTTTCAAGTACAAAGTACAGTTGGACCCTGCTGATGAAGATGATTTCTGTCCTATCTCTCAAGTAAGTGAGAACGTAGCTTGGACAGCTTTAACCACTAACGTAGCAGAGAGTGAGTCTCGTACAACCGAGGGTAACTCTGTAGCTCCTGGAATGTTCAAGAACCAAATGGGCTTCTTACGTTACGGTATGAGCTGGGCTGGTAACGCCTCTAACTTGATGATGAAAATCAGCATGGAAGGCAAGAATAAAGAAGGAAAGAGCGTGAAGTTCGACGGACACATGGACTGGTTCATGTGGCAGTTTGAGCAAAACTGGTTAGACATTCGTGAGAATGCATACTGGTACAGCCGTTACAACAGAAAGGCTGACGGTTCTATTCCTTTGAAGGATTTAGTAACCGGTAAAGTTATCCCTCGTGGTGCTGGTGCTTTGGAGCAAATCCAAAATAAAGCTACCTACACTACCTTGACTTACAACTTCCTCAGCAATGTAATTGGTGATGCGTTGTATGGCCAAGAAGATAGCAGCAATATGACTATCACTTTGATGACTGGTAAAGGTGGATTACGTGAGTTCGACCGTATGGCGAAAGCTGCCGGTGGTACTATCGTAGGTGACTTTGCTAATGTTGCGGATAAGTTCGTAACAGGTACAGGGTACAACCTTGCACTAGGCGGTTACTTCACTACCATGTACCATATTGATGGTTACATCATCACTGTGAAGCACAACCCATTATTCGATACTGGTCAAGTAGCTCAAGCTTCTCCGAAGCACCCAGTTACTGGCTTACCATTAGAGTCTTATCGTATGGTGTTCTTGGATACCAACGACGTTGATGGACAGCCAAACATCCAACACGTTGCTCAGAAAGGTCGTGCTTTCTTACACGGTGTGGTTGCTGGTTTAACACCAATGCCTAAGTCTCTTCGTATCGCTGGTGGATTTGCTCCTGAAGCAAACGAAGCTGCTGCTCTAATGAGCACAGATCAGGATAAGAGTTTGTACACAAGATTCGCTTCTTGTGGTATTCAAATCTTGAGAGCAAACAGATGCTTCGACTTAACTTGCGAAGCGGGTCTGTAAGAATATACATACACTTGGATTGTACTGTAGATATAATCCAGGTTTATTCAGGGAAGGGTACCGAAAGGTATCCTTTCTTGTTTATATCAATTTGCCTATATTTGTCTACAAACCGAAAATTATGTCTACAACACACAAGAACTCGTACAAGGTCTGGATTCGTCGTAAGCAGACCAATATCGAGAAGGTACAGAAGGATATTCCTGAGTACATTGCCCGTTCAAAGAAATTCGCATCTGCTTATTGGGAATCTAAAGACAGTCGTGTCGTTGGTTCTGGTTTGACAGAAGGTGAGAAAAGACTATTACTCCCTGACATCATTGGTGTTATGCCTGATGAGCGTGAGTGGAAAGCCAAGAGCATTGAATTCTACACAGAGCTAGCTTCCAATATACCAGCAGGTGAAGGCCTGAAACTGGAGATTGGACTAGAGACTAGCAACGCTAAAGAAGTGAGTGAGAAGAACATGCCGTTAAATGTGATGGACTACATCCGTTACCGCCACATCAAAGACAACCCTAAGACTGCAGAAAGTCTAGAAGCAGCGAAAGGTAATATGTTGAAGGAGTTCTACATCTTCGACCCTAATGCTGAGCGTATTGCTAACAACAAGAAGATTGCTGACAGAGATGAAGCCAACGCTAAGTATGCCTCTATCAAGAGCAAGCCTGACGTAGTGAATGCATTGCTCATCACTTATGGTGTTAACCCTGACCTTATCTTAGAAGCTGATCGTGTGACTGAGCTTTCAGAGAGAGTACAGAAAGACCCTGAGACTTTGCTTAAGGCAATGAAGGATGAAAGTCTGATAAAGAGAGCTACCATTCGTTCTATGGTAGAGTACAAAATCCTAGTGATTCTCGACAGTGCTTACTACATTGCATCTGATAAAACCAAGATTGGTAGCAGTGAAGATGAGGCCATCATTTGGGTATCTGACTCTGACAAGAATGGTAATACAGTAACACTTCTTCTAGGGCTTTTACAAGAGGCTAAGAAGAAACTAAAACGCTAAGACATGACCATCAAAGAAATGCACATCGCCTTCGACCAAGGAGTGCAGTACATAGCATCTAACAAGAGTAGAGGATTCTATCCTGAAGAGAAGGACCTTATACTTAATAAGATGATTAACCGCTACATCATCTCCCGCGTAAGGCCGAAGGAAGATGGCAGTTTTGAGATGGATAATATGGCAGCAGAACAGTTGAAAACACTACTGACATCTGCTACAATAGCCGCCGAGATTAAAGGGAACATGTATGAAGTAGTACTACCCTCTGATCTCGGCTGGTTTATTTCCGCCAGTGCTGGAGTAGTGGATTACTCTTGCAGGAGTATTCTACCAACCCCTACTGCAGGTACTAAGTATGTACATTCTATGATACTACCTATCTCAAGTAAGTCAACTGCTAAGTACTACGAGGCAGCAACCTTACTAGGTAGTGCTATCACTACACTAGCATCAGAGAGGGGTGCAACCTGGACTGGAGTACCAGCCAAGGAACAGCGCTTTAGTGTATTCACTCCACTGATTCAGAAGCTTCGTAGAGAGGGACATGAAATCTATGTAGGGAAGAATCCAATCACTATGAGAGGAGACATTAACCAGTACAAGATTTGGGTTATCAATAACTCAGCTACACTACTGACTGCTACAAGTGATGCAACATCAGTGAACTCAGCTGTGGAAGCTGTTACCTTCTCTAAATACACTGAAACTCCTGAACGCTATTCCCCTGTAAGGCTTATCAAGACTGGTTATGCGTTTCAATTACAGAATACCCCTTACCTGAAAAGTACCGTGCATTCACCCACCGGTCACTTACTTGGAAATATACTACAGATTCAAGGTTCACTTACTGATGCCGATAGTTACATAGTAAGCGGATCACAACTATTTTACCTTAGGAAACCTGCTTTAGTGAGTTTATCTTTAGGCCTCACAAGTGATTTGCCAGAAGAGTATCACGAAGAGATAGTAGACTTAGCCGTTACGTATGCAAAAGGTGAGTTGAATTCTCCAGACTGGGAAAGAAAGCTGACAGATCTCAAGCTGAACACTACAGCAGTTTAACCTTTAAATTCATAACAATGAACATTACTCCTCGCTTCAAAACAACCAAGGGCTTCAATGCTCAAGTGGTTATTGCCAAAGCATTACAGTACTGGGGCACTGGTTCCAATACGTATGCAGATTTCTGTGCAGCTGGTGCAGCTGACGGTACCTTCTGTCTTTTCAATGCTGATACCAACGTATCATTAGATGAGAACACCGCTGTAGCTGCTACAGTGCCTGTGTTTGCAGCTGTGGTTCGTGACGGTAAGGTGAGAAAGACTACTGTGTTTTCAACCGGTACGCATAAAGTAGAAAAAGCTGCATACTCTGCTGCTGCTCTTCATGTAGTAAAGGTTGTATCACCAGCGTCTGGAGCCCCAACCGCAGGAAAAGAATACGGTATCTTAATTAAGGAGATTACCAACCACGACATGGTAAACAACGCCAACTATAGATACTCTGTAGTGGCAGCAACAGGTGAGACTTATGCCACATTAATGGCTAAGTTTGCAGCCAAAATTAACGACACTACTTCAATTGCCAACCAAGCTAGAAACTTGATTGTTGACGCTGCAGTAGTAGATACAGATGACATGACCATTACTGCTAAAGCAGTAGGTACATTGTTCACTGTTTCTTTGTACGAAGAGGCTTCTATCACCCACACTTCTAGTGTTACCACTAAAGGTAAGATTGGTCAAGGTACTCCATTACAGGTAGCTCAACTTGAGCAGGAAGGATGGATCTTTGAAGGTGTAACCACCAACTACCCAATGCACGGTAATCCTGAAGAGTACGGTAAGCCTACCTCTTTGGTAGTAGCTGCCGGTCAGTACACTGTGTACATTATCTCTGGTTTCGTAACCAAAGAAGGTAAGGGCCCAATCAACCAAGAAGTTGATAAGAATGCTATTATCATTGCCGCTGACTCTAATGCGTTAGATGCTGCTCGTGCAACTGATAACATCGACATCATCTTCGGATTCAGTGCTCCTGTTTAGTAGGTGACTAACTCATACACATAAACAAAAAGCCCCAGCTCACGGTTGGGGTTTTTTATTACCTTTATACCATGACACCGAATGAAATCTCTACCATCATTGCAGAACGCGTAAAGAAACAGCTAGACATACCATTCAAGCTAATGGTGTTTGACCTAGTTAAGACATGGAGAAGTACACTAGTGAAGAACACACTAGAGCGCAATCCTTCCATGAAATCGTTCTTCATGCAAACACTTATTGTAGGCACTCAACCACACTCCTCTGCAGGGTGTACATTACCCACTTGCTTAGACAGTGCTATTACTATTGTACCTATTCCTCAGGCGATTCGTACGGGAGTAAATCCATACAGCTATGTAGGCGGCATCAAAGGCAATAAGGCATACAGCTATGGAATGCCAAGTGTTGCAGAATACTTGAAGGAAAGTAAGTACAGCCAAGAAACAGTATACTGGCACAAGTCCTCAGATAAGGTGATATTGTCTTCACCAATCATAGCCAATGTGAGAATTGATGACGTCTTTGATGACCCGTTAGAAGTGGCTAAGCTTCAATGTAAGCTAGTATCCAATGGTCCTTGTGACGTATGGAACAGTCCTTATCCTGGCATCACTAATGATATACTACAACAATGCATTCAATATGTTACAGAATACATCCTTAGCAACCCAAGTACCCCAGAAACCGAAGAAGAGATTAAACCTGACTCCGGCACTCAAGCTTCCTAAGAAGACCAAAGCCGTTACTGTCAGTGAAATGTATACTTCGTTTGTGGAGGCATTACTCAAAGAAGATGATACCCTCTATAAAAAGAAGGTACAGAGTCGCAGGTATGTAGTGTATAGAATGGAAACTCAATATGACCACCGCTCAGGTAAACGTACGCACGAAGCACCTATTCCTGTCATCACTTATGAGTGGTTCAGAGATGCTATTAAGACATTCTTCTTTGAGAGTCGTAAATTCATCTGTGATGGAGGAGTACTATACCTTGGTCCTAAAATGGGCTGTATTGCTGGCCGTAGAATAGAGAACAACTTCATGAAGATGAAGATTAAAAGTAAGATAGATTGGAAGAAAACCATGTCTGGTCCAGTTGACCCTGAAACTGGTAGACGCAAAGCTATCTATCGTCCGGTAGAAGAAACCTATTGCAGAGTAGGATGGGAGAAAGCAAAGGAACTAAAGAACAGTCCAATAGCTGAATTCATACCCACTCGTTCTAATACAGAGAACACCAAGGACCCTGATAAGATAGGGTTTGCCAATATGTTCTCTGCTAACCTTATTACTAACCCTGCTATACAGCTTGTATACAGATTCTACGAAATACAGTAAAGATGAAAACAGTCAGCTTAAAAAGCGTAATCGGTAAGATACTCAGGGACACTAAGATGACGGATATGTCTTACATAGACGATCTGCAGAACTGGATACCTGAAGCCATGGATAAGATGTATATTCAACGCATGGTAGGTCTAGGTGTATGCATAGCTAAGAGTGACGACCAAGGCAGAATTGGTAAGCCCAACGGTTTCCGCTCTGTTGCTGCTTTGGTATACCAGGGTTCTAGAGTAGGAGTTTACACAGGTGCCAAGCATATTACTAAAGCAAAGGACCCAGTACCTGAAAAGGTAGCGTATGTGTCTACACTAGTGAAAGAAATAGTCACTACCACAGACCTACGTGAGGCTAACTTTTGGACCAGCCAGGTAATCAAGAATGCGGAGTATGGCATTTCTACCAAGAAAGGTTATGTAGATGAGCTGAACTATCTATGGTTCACTGAGCCAAACGCTGAAGTAGAACTACACTATTGGTACACTCCTTGCGATGAAGACGGATTCCCGCTGATACCTGACGATGGATACTTAGTAGATGCAATCTATTGGTACTGTAGAGCTAAGATGATTGGTACGGGACATCTAGACCCAGTGTTTGAAAGAGACGACCGTATGTGTCTAGCTAGGTGGGAAGAGAATGCAGGACGTGCACAAAGAATTGACTATCCAACTATAGATGAGGAGCAAGCCAAACTGGCCAACACCTTAAGACTGGTATTCCCCGTAGATTTGTGGGAGAATTTCAACATCACTGACACAGAAAACTATCTATGAAACAATTCACTAAAGGGTTAGCTTCACTATACGATGTATCACCAATTGATATACCTGAAGGGTTTTACGTGTATGCCCTCAATGGAATGTACTCTGAGAAGAAGGGTACAGTAACCAATGAGCCTGGCTTTACAGAACGGATCACCTTTCCAGGTAAGATTAATGGCATCATAGAAACGCCACGCTACCCTGTAGTGATGGTCAAGAATGCGACTACAGGTATCAGCTCTATTGGTTTTGCTAATCTAGATACAAACACCTTTGATGTTATCATCAGTGATACTACCTTAGGCTTTGCTCTGCCATTTGATTTGGAGAAGCCAATCACGGGAGAAGCAGAATTCAACTACAAGAACGAACTGTGTATTGCATTTACTAACGGTAATGCATTCCCAATGTTCCTCAACTGCGATAAGCCTGATGTGACTACACTGACAGACTTAAATCTATTCCCTATATTCAAGAGCGGTGTGGTAGATGCAACACTCATAGAAGGCGGTTCACTAGAAGCAGCTGCTTACTACGCTGCCATTAAACTTGGAAAAGAAGATGGCACCAATACTGGCTACTTTCAAATCAGTGATGTAATGATTGTAGCAGGAGCTGCCACAGATATACTAGACAAAGCTATCCAGGTTACCTTAACGGGCCTAGATATCTCTTATGATAACGTAACAGTGTGCATCATCCGTAAGAAAGGTGGTATACTCACCTGTAACGAAATGGCCCCTGTTCAAATACCACAATCAGGTAACACCAATGTGGTATATTCAGGAGAGCAAATCACAACTGCCATCACACTTGAAGAAGTACTTGTACCTCGTAAAGTCTACAAGCGTGTTCAAGATATGGGGCAGCTTAACGGCGCTTTATACTTGCTTGGAGTAGATGATGAAGAAGAGCTGTTCATGCAGAAGTATGCGAACCTAGTTAAGGTAGAGGTTACTTCGAAGTTAATAGACGTCAACTCACCAGACCCTAAGCACACATCCGGTAAAGAGAGAGGTCTTGGGCATAGCGAAGTGTATGCACTATACATTGCCTATGAGAGAACCTCAGGTGGATACACACAAGCCTATCACCTGCCTGGAAGACGTCCATCCAATACGGATTCACAGATAATTACTCTACCTAATGGATCTACGGGTCCAAGGTATCAAGTGGAAGATAGAATAGAGAATGTAGACACTGGAGCCAGAACATGCAGTACTGGTGTCTGGGTAAACATGGATGAGCTTTATCCGGATAACGAGCACTTTGATAGTAGTGCTATTGGAGGAGTGAATCTTCGTAATCAGCCTGTAGCACATCACCGTATGCCATCTATTAAATGGTGTAAGGAATACTTCTACAGTGCAGATATCAAGTACGGCCAAAACATGCTAGACATGCTTGGTATTAAGATTAGCAACATAGTAATACCACAAGAATATAAGAATAAGCTTACAGGTAAATACCAGCTGTTCTTCGCTAAGAAGACAGTAAACAACATGACTGTTCTTGGCCAATCACTGCTTCTATATGGAGCTAAGAATTTCCGCAATGGATATGTATCCACAGGAGGAAACTTCTACAGTGAATATGCATTACGTAATGGCAATGCAGGAAGATTAAATATCACTCCTGAGGTAGTTCGCTTCCACGCATTCGACATGCTAGTGAATAAGCCACAGACATCACCTGATTACCTGCAAACAGAACTGAAGCTTGGTATTACCAACATTGCTAGCACGCCTGGTATCTACTTCGAAGACCAGACTCGCACGGGAGACCCAAAGAATGAATCCATCATAGGCTACAAGCTAGACTATACCAAGGATGGTAATATACCAACCCATCAACGCAACTATATCAAGGTGAAAGATAGACTCTATCTTCCCAATAACTTGGTGTTAGACCGATATGAGAATACTTATCTAGAAGCTGCTGTGGTAATGAAAGCAGAGGGCTCACTTCTTGTTACTGCTACTGAAGGGCAAAATGTGCAGGTACACAACAACGGTACAGGGCGTCAGTTTGCAGTGAGGAAAGAAGATACATTCCTCACTAGTGCCATGGTACTACGCAGAAACTGCTATGCTCCATTCACTTCTCAGCCGCTGGTACGTATGGGTATAGGAACTGGTGTTACCACATTCTATGGAGGGGATACTTTCATATCAGACTACACCTTCCACACCAACGGTTGGTTCTCTCCTAGAGATGATTTCAATAGCGGTACAGGACAACGGAATAAACAAGGTACTAGAACCATTCGCAGGTTTGTGTGTGAAACTGCAGCTAACTTGTATGCTCGCTATGAAGACCTGTCCAACAAGTACAGTCATTACTATCCTAAGAGAGCAATCAAAGACCAAGATCCGGATAACTACATACTATTCTTTGATGCAGACCAGGACCCCAACCAATTCGCCTATCACAAGGACAGCAACTCTCTTAACGACTTACTGTCTGTGAAGATATGGTCACCAACTGATAGGACAGAGTCTGAACACCCATTCCGTATTCACAGAAATGGTAAGATGGATAGACAGAGCAAGAAACGCAGTTGGCGTACTTCTCTACCGCTAGATTACTACGAACTGCAGAAGAACATGGGTAAACCTGTCAAAGTATATGGCATGCAAGATAGGCTTCTAATTCACCATGAGAATGCACTCTTTGTAACCCAAGATAAGACCAAGTTAGAAAGTGATGTACTATCAATCACTTTAGGCAGTGGAGACATATTCCAATTCGAACCTCAAGCCACAGCATCCGCTAAGCTGGGCACAGCAGGTACACAGCATAAACTCGCTTGTGTGCAAACACCTTATGGGTACATGTTCGTGGACTCTAAGTCTGGGGACGTATTCCTTACCAATGTAGGTAGTGCACCTGAGAATCTGAACAGTCTATTCAACCGGTTTTTTCAAAAGTTCCTACGCATCAAAGAGACCAACGTCTTTACAGGTAATGGCTACACTATTGGATACGATCATGAGAATGGAAGATTCTTACTCACTGCAAAGAGCATCAGATTAAAGAACGGGCTGTCTCAAGAGATTAGCTTTAAACTATACGAGGATACGCAAGCATTCTTACAGAGTCTTGCAGTCAACGACATTATATACAAAGATGGCAAATACCTTAAGTTCTTAGGGACATACAATGGTACACAGCCGTACGATTGTCCTGCGCTTCCTGAACCAGTATGTAGCAACCAGGTACTAAATGCAGGTGTAGCAGATATCAATAGTGAAGTAACATTCAGCAGCAGTTCTTACAACGCTACCGAGTTCTTCATTACTAGTGGTAACTCAGACGCTCTATTCAGTCTAAGTCAAATAGGTACCACACTGAAGCTGACGTTTACTAGAAGACCTGCTGTAGATGGACCACGTGTACTAACACTTAAGGCTCAGAACGGAGTCAACTACTGTAACTTCACTGTAACTGTTAACTTCACTGCAGTAGATGTAGTGGGAGGAAATGGATTTAGCACTTCTATTGCTGAAACAGCAACACCTGGAACAGTAGTAGGAACAGTTACTGTAAACAACACAGCATCTGTATTCACTATCACAAGTCCCGAGACCCACCCATTCACTGTAGTACAAACCAGTGCTACTGAAGCTGAGGTACGTGTTGCTTCAGCACTT